GTTTTTAATTTTGTGCGCGATTCGACTTTTCTGAATTACAACTTCGACAAAGCACTTGCACATTGCTTGGGATTGAAAGTCCACCGCGACTGACCGGAATGATGTGGTCGGTAGTCAAATCATTTGCCCTGCCACAATAAGAACAAAATGGTTGCATAGCCCGCGCCCATTTACTAAGCGCCACCCATTCCTTGTCATAACCGCGAGCAATTCGACTAGGCCGATGTGCTTCTCGTTTGCGTTGACATTGTGTGCATCGTTTACTTCTAACGACAACACCACAATCAATGCAGGGCCTAGGAAGTGATGCCATCATTTCTGACTAAGTATTCAATCGCCATAGCGAGACGAGTAGGGGAGTCCTTAAAGAATCCAAGACCTGAGTTGCAATGCTGACAAAGTAAGCCACGAACTTCTAATGTTTCGTGGTTGTGATCGATTCTGAATTTCTCTTTTGAATCAGTAATGTGAATGCCACAAATCGCACAACAACCATTCTGTTGAAATAGAATCTCATCGTATTGTTTAGAAGCGTTCCTAATAACCTTCCGATGTATATTCCGACAACTTCTGCAAATGGGATGTCTTCTGTTTGCTGCTTTATTTGTGTGCCTAAATTCTGTTATTGGTAAGACGGCAAGACATTTGCGACACTCTTTGAGAGCATCACTCAACATCCTCATCTTCATCATCTTCCATTTCAAGACCAAAGATTGTGAGACGGTCTTTCTCAGGTAACGCCATATAAAGTTGCAATGTGCTTACAACTGCGCGGTTGAGTAGGGATTCGATCGCATCAAACGAGAGGTCTGAGTCTGTCACCAACTCGGTTTCTATTTCCCCGATTCCGATGCTGATGTTTAGAGTCATTTATTTGCCCCCTCTGTTGCGTAGGGATAGCAAACGCTGATGCGTAAAGCATAACAATTTCTCGCCGACATTTCTCAAGTCCTTTCTGTCACTTGAGTCTTCAGGGCTTGGACTATTGATGCCAAGTCGTAAAGACTGCCCCTTCGTTCGATGTCGTATTTCTTAACAACTCGCAGGACATCTCTTTGAGTCATCTGTAACCATAAAGCTATTGCTTCAAGGTCAAGGAAGAATCTCTTGTTGGGGTTTGACATTGCCAAAGCCACCAATCGCAAGACCGACCAGGTTTGCTTACATCCGAAACAACTCACATCGTTTTGCAGTTGTTCAACATCGATGACTATGAACTTCTTACAATCATCAGTCGGACAAGGAATTCGTCGTGCCTGTTCCCGAAACTTCTTAGTCGCTGCCCTGCCTTTGGCATGGAGCATAAGAACTTCCGAGGCGAATTCTATCGCCCAGTCCTGCGACAAAGACCAGGACAAGTGGACAAGGTGGAAGTCACAGGTTGCCTGAACTTCTAGCTCAATGTTCTCGGCCTTCGGCACATAGGCAGGAGGCGTGAGGTCTCGATCCTTCCTGACTATCTGCTCCCATCCGTGAAGGATGGCGAGAAGGTCGGTCGCCAGCGAGAAGTCAAGGGCGGTGACATTGATGCCGATAGACCGTTCGGTTGAGACAAAGCCTGAGCCTGTTCGTGATGGCTCAAGGTAGAAGCCGGCCTCGAACTGAAGGGCGGGTAGTTCGGTCAAAGCGCCACGGACTCTAAGTTCGCAGATGACACAGAAGCCTTCTCGTTTAGAAGGGCGCTTGCATAGTTGACAGGTCATTGACCTTCCTTTCGGGTTTTGCCCAGTAATTCGGAACTTCGGTGTCAAAGAGAACGGTGCCGGAGCAGAGATGGTCGGCGAGGATGTGGATGTGCTTCTTACGCTTTCCCTGAATCCTAAGAAGGCTTCGCTCGACGGCCTCAAAGGAGACGGCGGTGCGGTGGCACTCATAGGTCTTGCGACCCTGAAGAATGGCAACTAACTCTTCCTCGACGGTCAAAGACTTTTTGTCCAGCCTCTTGGCAAAGCCAGCCCAAGAAATACCTTCCCAAACAACTGTTCCGCAGCGCCGGCAATTTATGGGTTTGAAGTTTTCATTCATAAGTCAAACCATTCCAAAATCCTGACCGTTCCAACTGTTCCGTGTTCCCCTCTAAAGAGGGGGAACACCGGAACAGTATGGTCGGGCGTGTCGCTACTGTTCCGTGGAATGGCTCGGAACAGTTGCGGAACACCGGAACAGTTAGACATTAGGACTCCAAGGCTTTACATCGTTGGCAAAGAATTCGCTCTGATGGCCGTAAAGATACTTCTGACCTTCTTTCCGGTAGGAGATAAATCCGCCGGCAACAAGGGCATCTAGGACAGTTTTCAGCTCGTCATTGGCAATGGGGATGCGTTGTTCTCTTAAATGCTCGGCAATCTGATTCCTGCCCATCTCATAACCGACCCGATTTAGTAAGTCAGAAACCGCCTCCATCTTCTGCTCTTTAGTGGAAATCTTGACCGTTCCACCGGAGATTGAGACCGAGATGTGACCGTCACCGACAGAGCGGATGTTGGCAACGCCGACGGTCTTGGCATCAGGGCAGATGGCACGGACAAAGCCAGGGCGATCCTTCGTGCAAGTTATGTCCAAGGCACCGTCAATGCCACGGCCGAAAGGCAATGAGACCGAGACCGCAAAGGCAGCGCCGTCAATGTCGGCTCGCTTAGCCTGCGCTCCAATGGCGTAGTTGCCACGGTTGTCTTTCGATTTAGTCACATGGTCAATGGTCAGGATGCCAGCGCCACCGACTCGAAGCGGTCTTAAAATCATTTGAGAAAAGGTAGTGGCATCTTTGTTCTTCTCTAGGTCTAGGTTCATCAGGTTCATTGCGGCATTTACGCCGTCAACGACGATGAGGCTTGGCAGGTAGGCCATAATTTCGGTTCTCATTAGTTCTGCCACCCCTTGCTCGATTGCTTGGTCAGGGTTTGCATAACGGAAGAATTTGAACTTCTCGGTCGGCACCTGCATTGTTTTGAGGCGATTTAGGATGCCTCTTGCCGAGTCTTCAAAGTCAAGATAAAAGACAATCTCGTTCTTCTCTAGCTCTTGACGAATTGCCTCAAGCGCAAGCCAAGTCTTTCCTGACTCAGACTCACCAAAAATGGCATTTATCTTGCCCGAATAAAGCAGACAGTTGCCATCTTCTCTTCGAAGCATCGTTGGCGGATTCTCGTCGGCAAGATTGATTTCTGAGAGTTGCTTTGGTATCCAAGAGGACTCAAAGACTTCGCCTTCTTCATTATGTAGTTGAACCATCGATGGCGAATGGATTTCAAGCGTTCCGAGTTCTTTGCGGGCTTCGCCGTAGCCAAGGCTTCGCAAGGCTTTGGCAGCAGCCGAGAAGTCTCCGCCGTGTTCAACAAGGGCATAGACGGCAAATTTTGAATAGGCTCTTTCGGGTTCGAAAATTGTTGATGAGGTAAAGACGAAGAACTTGTCAATGCCGGCGTGATTTGTTGTGGCGCTGATGCCTTCGTTCTTGCCTGGTCGCCTCCAAGCCGTCACCCCTGCCCGATTGGTGTGAACTTTTGTCCAACCTAGAGGCTCAAGTATTTGATCCCAAGTGACTTTCGCGTTGTAATCATCTCCTGGCGTTAGACCTTCACCTTTGGGCTTTAGTTCTTCTTGAATATTCTCTTGTTTAGGAATTGCATCAAATGTGGCAAACAAAGAGTGCAGTTGAGTGCGCTCAGGCATTGTCAAGGTCGGAATGGACTTTGGCCCGCCATTTAGCATCTTCCAGGCTCCGCCTGATGGATGGCAGGTGCCATTTGTCGGAGCGACAATGACAAAGCCACCCTCGCCTCTCGTTTCGGCTAGGACATCAATGCCACCGTTTTCTCCTGGCCTTCTTGCGAGCTTGGTGTTTCCTGGCACTTCACCATCGATGCGATAGAGCCAATGCAACCCGCCCGAAGGTGTCATCTCTACATAACCATTGTTGATTCGATCCCAAACTTCACCAAGACCGGCGTTGGCAGCCATTTCTTTAAGTTCAATGTGAAGTTTGTCGGCGACAGCGCGGCCCTCCAACTCCAACATCTCTAAATTGCCTGAAACTTTGCCACAGATAACTCCAACGCCTTGCGAGTCGGCAAACCAGGTCATCAATTCTTCGGTGTTTGGTCTTCTCTCTTGATATTGCTTCCAAGAAGGAATGCCAGGGCGCTTTGAGCCGTCGGTGGCAACCGGAACAACTGAGATGCGTTCGTTGGCAAGTTCAAGTGCTGTTAAAAGAATGTCAGTTTTCATATTGACCACCATCCCCGAATCGTTCCTCCTAGTGGGCAGATGTTCCAATCTGCCTTCCCATCTGCAATCCATTGCCGATGAAGCCTTGCTTGCTCTTGCCAATCAGTCTCGTGGGTGTCGCACCCACAATCAGGGCAAATGTCGGCTCCGACTTCTTCGTAAATGTGACGGCATTTCATAACTCATCAATATTCCATAAAGCTAAAGACTTATCGCGGTCATCATCCCAAATGTATCCTTCAATTAAAATGTCTTTAGGAAATGGCAAATTGAAAGGCTCTTGATGCAGATTCAGCCTACGCCAGTCGCCAGTTTTGATGTCCTGATTAAAAGGTCGCTCTTGCCAAAAATAGTTCGTGGTTAGCAAATACTTTGAACCCGATGACTTAATGTTTGCAAGAGCCAATTCAACTTCCTTATTTGAAAGATGCACAAGGCAATCGCGAGAAAAGATGAGATCGACTTTCGGCAATTTGTCCTTCGTTATATTCAAAACGCCAAATTCGCGAATCCCCTCTGAATAAAGTTCGTTGTTGCGCTCAATAAGTGGCTCAACAATGTCGGCTCCGATGTAATAACCATCAAACTTGACCCGCTTCATCCAATTGAAGTCGCCACAAGGAATGTCGAGCATCGAGCGAATCTTGTAACGCTTAAGCAAAATGCCAAGTTCATCAACAAGAAACGAAGTGTTGGCGGTGTCGCTGCCAATGCCGGAGACAGATTCTCTTCCGCCCCAATAGTTCGTTTCGTAAATCTTGGTGAAAATCTCTTTACTCATTTGCCACCCCACCCATCACCCTTAAAGATGACACCGGCAATTGACCAATCGCGTTGCATTGGTATTTGACAACCATCGCAGAGCGGAAAGTCAACGCCTCCGTCTGTGTAAATGTGTCGGAAAACTTCCTTCGTTGCAGAGCAAGCCCCGCATCGGTAAAGATATTCAGGCATTCATCCTCCTTCTTTTGCCTTGTGAAGATGATGGAATCGAACCATCAAGCGCCCCCGCGCTGCAAAGCCCTGCTCTTCTCCTTCGCCGTCTCGAAAGGTATTAAGCGACGGCGAATGTTGTTAGACCTGCTTTGCTCCTAGTTGTCCAAGCAACGCCATCACTTCGGGTGGCAAGTTGTTTGGATCGAGAACCGGATTGGCAGGCTTGGGCGCTGCCACCGCCGGTGCCGGAGCCGAGCCTAAATAGGCATTGGCTTTGGCAACGGCGCTGGCATCGCCGGTTGCATCTACCAAAATCCAAGGCGCTGACTTTCCAGGCTTTGCAGTTCCCTGCCCAATGCGAGCTAGAACCTTCTGACCGACTTTGCTCTTTAGCGAATTGCGAAGGCCGACATTGAACCAAAGCAACGAATCGTGCTGCGCATTGGTGTCAAGGTCAACGACATTGACTTCAACCGCTTCGGCAAGGCCGTGAACGGTTTGAATTCCTGTCTTATATTCGACAGGTGTGATGATTAGAAGGTGATTAGCAAGGTCGGCGACCTTGACTCCTTCATTGGTATTGCTAGGGCTTGAGAATGTCATCCCCTATTTTTCCTCTCTATTCATTTGGCTTTCTTCTGCATTGCGTTTGATGTCATTTATTGTCATCAAATTATCGTCTTCATCTGTGTAATGAATAAATCCAACAGGCAGACCCCTGATGCCAATCAACCTGGCAACCCAATAGAGAACGCTCTCTTTCCAAGGCTTCAAGGTCACAACCATAAGTTCTTGTTTCATTGTGTATCACCTGCGCATCCTTTTGAACTGTCCTTACTAAATGGCGCAAAATAAGGACACCAGTTGCAATTCCTTGATGCGACTTTCGGAATCACATCCCACATTGCAGGATTTGTTTCGACATCTAATTGAGCAAGAAGCGTGTGAATATCATCGACTCTTGCTAGTGCTTCCAACGCTACTTTCTCATCGTAGTCGTGAAGTTCAAGGTGCATTTCCTCAAGGCTTCCGCTTGTTGGCAGATAGACCAAGGCGACTTTGTTGACCTTCGCCCCTGTCTGCGCCTTGCCGTAGCCATAGAGTTGCACCTGCGTTATATGTTGAGCGGTCGCACCGCTCTTTCGATATTCCTGAAGTTTTGAATATCCGGTGGTCTTCCAATCCATAACAATTCCGCGCACCGTGTCAAAGAGATCGACTGTGCCGGCAAGTTGCCCTCGGATTGTGACCTTTTGTTCTACTTCAAAGCCTTCTTTCTTTCGGAATATCTCAGCGAGATGAGCGTGAATTGCAGTTCCGACCTGGCTTGCCCAGTTACTTGATTGAGAGACATTGACCTGTTCCCAATCAAGCAACTTGTAAGCAAGACGGCGAGTGCATTCGTGACCCATCTCTGAAGGGCCGATTGCCACTTGGCGGGCGCGTGGTGTCCAAACGCCGGCATCGTGAATCATCTGTGCGAGTTCCATCGCAAGAGTTTTGTTCGGCTTATGTGGTGAGGCAAAGCTCATTCGTCATCCTCATCTTCATCGTCAAAGTCAGGAATGTCAGGCACTATCGGCTCATCTATCCCAGGGAAATCCACTCGTGGACTCACGCGTTGTCCTGATCTATTAGCGTGAACCTACGAGAGATTTGTTCAGTTTCAAACAAAGCGATGACATTCTCCGGCAAGGTTTCTCTTGCCTTCTTAACATCAAATCGCTTGCTCGTCACTTGTGACCAACGAACGACCTCTTGGCCTTGATAAATAGCGTGTTCATTCTCGCCAATCGCAGCCTCAAGATGTGACCGCGCAATGTCGGCAACTTCTTGCCATTCCTTAACCTTGGCTAAAGCATCGCGGTATTGCTTAAGCCATTGGGCGGTGCCATCGTCGAAGATGACACTTCCTGGTTCGATTTGCACAGTCATTGGTTCTCCTTAATACCAATTTTCGCGCTTAAAAAAACTCCACGCATTGCAGGGAGTTTTGTGTCGCCTGTGGATATAGGCGAGCGTTGCCACTAATTGCGGCACCGAGGCTTGAGAATGTTTCATCCCAAGATTGCGGTAGGTGGCATCTATAAGTTGACCGATGCCTTTTGCACTTGAACTCGGATTCTTTGCAGAAGCCTTCCAAGCTGATTCCTTGCCCAATAGTTTGGCAAGGCAGTTGTATTCAGTTTTTGTTAGCAATTCCTTTGCCAATTTCTTGGCATCAACTTGCTTTAACACAGGTCGATCCTTGTAAACAACGACAGGCGTTGCCGGAACTGCTTGTTGTGGTGCGAATCCAGCATTGACAATCATTGATGTCATTGCCGAAACCCCGATGATGATTGCGATTCCCCTGAGTGTTTTGCGATTGGTTGTGATTGGCTTTCTCCTTCCAATTTCGCATTTAGCCTGCGAATAACGCGAGTGACATAGTTCATTTCGACTCGGCAGGTTTCAGCGATTTCTTTATGAGTGCGCCCTTGACGATATAGCTCGCGGATAGTCCTTGCCACATTTTCAACATACTTTTTGCGGCTTGCACTATTCGCAGCAAACCCACGCATTGCAGGCGTTGTGCCTGCCCAAATTCCGTGGGGTATTTCTTCGGTGAGCGCGTATTCCAAGCACTCCTTTCTTTCTGGACAACCTGCGCAAATTGCTTGCGCAAGTGGGAGGCTCTTTGCCTCATCTGCTTTGCTTTCAGGAAAAAATAGATTAGGGAATTCATATTCGCGACAGAGCGCGTTTGGTAATTTTGGTAAGGTCGGATAAAACTCAAAGACCTTCATTGCCTCTCCTGTAACCAAGAATCTAGGTCTTGGATCACGAAAGCATCTTCGATGGAGGCATTTCGTCTCTTGACGACAACAAAAGATGGCGGTGCTTTTTCCAAGCCTCTCGCCTTCGCATAATTCTTTGCTTCCTTGCAAGCCTCATCCCAAAAGGTTGGAAGTGAAATGGCTTTGCGATTCTTTAGCTCAAGCACATAAGTCTTTCCGGCGATGATGGCAACGATGTCGCCTTCATCTTTGGCACCCGATAATCGCAAGCGTTCTGCAAAGACACCGCGAGAACGCAACCACTTGAGAACTCCGATTTCAAATGCGGAACCCTTGCGACCGTTGGGATTAGCCATTACTTGCAAGCTCACTTTCAATTTGTTCCCGCAAATATTTTTCCGCAAAATCAAGGCTCTTTGAGTAGAATTTAACGATTGTTTGAATTTCGCCACCGCGAATCGGATGAGGTAAATAAACTGCCGTGACATCCAAAATCTCAATATCAGGCAGTTTTTCTTTCAGACGATTGCCAGCGACTTTCTTTTCCATTTCAACAAAAGACTCAACAACTTCAGGCGGAATGCCAATTGTCACAACATTTGACCAGCCAAATCTTCGCACCTGAACTTCCAAATCTTCTGTTTCCATTACTTAATCAACTCCAATGTCGCAGGGCGACCGGCAACGGCGCGGGCAAACTGCACCGACTCAACAAGAGCCTTTGCCAGCGCCAGCGCCTCTTGCTCTGACATTTGAGCGACTTTGACCACGCATTCAGGCACCTGTTGACGGACTTTATCAAGAAGCGAGGCTGCACTTTCGCTCTTGAATGAATCGATGCCTGAATGGTCGCGTAGTCGAGCGAGATGAAACATCGGAACCTGCGCTAAGACATCTTCGAGCAGGTCAAGGTTGGCATCGGTTTCCTCTAGGTACAGGACAATCGATCCATCTGAGGCGTTGTGAACTGAGAATAGGTCGGTCATCGGCTCAGAGCCTTTGCCATCTTCTCCTGCTGGCGCTTAAAGGCGCGAATCGAGCGTTGCGCCTCGTTTTCACGATAGCGCCTCTCAGCCTCTAAAATGCCCCAAAACAGGGCTAGAACGCCCATTAGAGCCACGAACAAATAAATCTGCATAATTCCCCCTTCTTAGGTTGTGGATAAGTATGAGGGAAGAGGGTGACACCCTAAGCCCGACACGCCCAAGGTGTCTAGTTGCTTGTGTATTGACAAGCGTAGGCACAAGCCTTAGAGTTCAGTCATTGAGGAAATACCTCAAGCGAAAGGTAAAAATGAACGGCAAGCAATTAGTTCAAATTAACAGAGGCAAGTTCGTCAGTCTTGATGATTCGATTCGCATTGAATATGTGATACATCGCGGCGGTGCGAGTGAATGGATTATCTCAGAGAAAAATGCGGATGGAATTTATTTTTCAGCAGTTGATCACGCTCCAACTTTTGAGGCAGCTCGTATCAAATATCTTGGAAGGATGAGTGCGTGATGTGGGATTTACTTTTCGGCACTCACATTGGCGGTTGGCAAGCAATGGTTCAGTTTTGGTTTTGGACAGGTTTAGTTTTAGGAATATCAATCACTTGGCTTAGGAGGCAGAAATGAAGAAGATTCGGTCAGTCAGAGTCAGCGACCAACTATGGGCGCGGGCGAAGGCGAAGGCGCGGGCAGAAGGCAAGACAGTCTCTGAAGTCATCGTTGATTTCTTAAAGGAGTTCGTCAAATGACGACCGCCGAGATTGCCAAAGGCTACGCCGAGCGCGGTTGGTTTGTTCTGCCCTGCTACCCGCAACAGAAAAAGCCATTCTTTCCAATAGCAGTTCACGGATATAAATCGGCATCTAATAAGCCAAAGACTGTGGCGAAGTGGTTTGAACGCTCGCCATTGCTCAACATTGGCATCGCCTGTGCGCCTTCAGGCATAGTGGTTCTTGATGTGGATTTCCGCAACGGTGGAAACATCGAAGGCTTAAATCTTGACACCTTCACAGTTGCCACCGGCGATGGAATCCATCTCTACTATCGAGCAAGCAAGGGCGCGAACTTTCCTGGAAAATTGCGCGATGGTGTTGACATCAAATTCAATGGCTATGTTGTCACCGCAGGATCGATGCACGAGAACGGCAAGTTCTATGAAATCATCAAAGATGTTGAACTTGCGGAGTTGTCATTGTGATTCGCTTAATTCTTTGTCCATTGGCAGTTCCGCTTGCTATTGGCAAAGGGCGCAACCCTTTGCTTTGGTTCTTACTTGTCTTGATTACACCTTGGGCTTTTGCCATCTTGGTTGTCAATAAAGTGCATCCAATGAAGCCGATTTATTTGCCTGAGCCTTTGCTCAAGCACTTCACGAAGAAGAAGATAGATAGAGAGATTGCTAAGTTGGAAAGTCAATTCACAAAATAAAAGCAACCCCCGCCATCGGTTTATTTATCCGATGCGGGGGTTTTTCCTTGCCGTTGCGCGATTTCGGCAAGTTCGCAAGCGATGGCGAGATATGCAGCACCATCTATGAAATTGTCCTCTTTGAACGATTCCATCGAGCGAGAAATCTTGACCAAAACCTGACAGACGGCAACCTGCTCAGGCGTTATCTGAGTTTCTAGGTAAGCCGACCATAATTGCGCAATTCGCAGGTGATTTAGGTAGGGAGCGCCGTAAGAATCTTGGCGATCCGTAGTTGTCAATTCTTCTGCCTGCTTTAGAACTTCTTTGCGCTTCATAAATCCCCCTTGGACAGTAGGCGCGAAAATTAGCACAACTCTGCTCTATTGTTGGGCAATGGCCAAGATTGCGATGCTTTGGTTCCACAACCCGATGACCGGCGTTCAACGCCTGTCAATTAGGTCATTCCTGCATCACGGTCACGAGGTGACGGTCTTCGCTTATGGCGCGATTGATGCGCCCGATGGGGTTAAATTCGCCGATGCCGGCGAGATAATTTCAGAGGACAAAATCTTCAAGAGCCACGACTCGTTTGCGGCCTTCTCGGATGTCTTTCGGTATCGCCTGCTTTCTCAGGCAGATTTTTTGTGGGCAGATGCAGACACGATTTGCCTGCGCCCCGATTGGAATTTTGACGACTATGTTTTCAGCTTTCAAGAGCCTTTCAAGGTCACAAATAATCTCTTGGGATACCCGCAAGGCTCACAATTAGCCAAGCGCCTGGTTGATGAATGCGTTTATCAGGAAGGCAAAGCCTATGACGAATTAGGGCCAATCTTGCTCACTCGTCTAGTTTCAGAACTAGGTCTTGGCGGTTATGTCTTGCCAAGTCAAACTTTCAATCCGCTTCATTGGACAGAGTTTCAAGCGCCTTTTAACCCAAGTCTTTGCGAAAATGTCTTGGCAAGATGTCAGGATTCCCACGCCGTTTCGCTCTCAAATTATCTGCTCAAATATCACGGCATCGACCGCGACAATTTCGTGCCAGGTTCGGCGGTAGCTCAATGGGATCAGACTTTTAGATAATGCTTGCTCGATAATCAACTTCGTGCTTGCGAATGTCAGAGAAATCCGGCGTTTGAATGACGAAGGATGGGTTTGCCATATAAGTCACAACCTCGCGATGTAGCAGGCCATAAGCAGCATCAATCGGATGAGCGGTGTTTAGTGAGCATTCAATAAGCCGGTCAAAGATTTCTCGTTTGGCTCCGTAGGCGTGAGTGAGAATGTTGCCTTGCGTTTTCTTCAAGCCTTCAATTCCAACATCGATGATGGAATAAGGCCAAGAGCCGAGATAAAGCATCTGCCAATCATCAGGCACGACCTTTGAGATGTGGTCAAATTTAGCACTAAATTCAGCATCAAATCCAGCATCATCTTCAAAGATAAAGAGGCGCTCAACGCCATCGGCCAGGGCATCGGCGATGACTTGGCGATGCGACGCTGCGCAGGCGCGTTGCCCTGTAATGCCACAAGCCTCGGCATCGACGGCGCTATAACGCACAAATTCGATTCCGAGGCTTGTTGCTTGCGAGACAAACCGTGAAAGGCGGTCAGTTCGTCTGTCTAAATTTATCAGCGCAACGCGGTCAAAGAACTCGTTGAGCTTCATATTTCCCCCTTGTTTTATTACTTCTTTTTACGACCAAATTCCGGCGCTGAAGGATCGAGCCACTTCAACACAGGGCCAAGGAAGCCGGCTAAGGCTGCCATTGCGATTGTCTTCAGGTCGGTCTCACCTGCAAGATATAGAGCGATTGCGGCTGATGCCGAAGCGCGAAACCAGGAAAGTGCAACTTGCTTAAACTGCTCCATTTTTTCCACCTTTTGCCACCTTTTGTGGCCTATGGATTGAACAACAAGTGCAGACCTCGGTTGGAAATGGCGCTTTCTTCTTGCGCTTGATGGCCAACTTAGCCTTCACTTGATTGATGGCTTTTGGTTCATTAAGCCACCAAAACCAGGGCGAAGTATCCTCGCCGTGTTCTTTTTTGATTGAACAATGAATGTGTTTTTCGTGAGCATTTGAGCCGGTGTATTTGCGAACGCCTTTGGCCTTTGACCAAATCTTGTGGTTGAAAATCAGATAATCAACGCGCTCATCTTCGCGCCATTTGATAAAGCATTCGGCTGCATCAATGCCATTTTTAGGGTCGTGAGTTAGATCGAAGGCAAGGCCGGTGTTGTGGTCAGAATTGGGATTTGAAACTAGATGCGCAGCAGAAGGAAGCAGTCCATCGCTGGCCTTCATACGCTTCGGAGCAAGAGCAGTCGCCTGTCGCAACGCTGCGACGGCAGCAGGACTCGGCTTTTTCGCTAGTGGCTTCATTCACTTCCTTAATGCTTCTTTCACTAAGTCGGTCAAGAAATCAACCTTTTCTTCTAGGGCATTGACCTTATCTTTAACACTTGAGCCACCGTTAGGTTTTAGCTCAGAGAGATAATGCTTGGTCAAATGCTTGACTCCAACGGCAAGTGCGCCAATGAGAGTCGTTATCGAGACGGCAAGTGCCGCCCAATCAGCGAGTGTCATTTGTTATGGCTCCATATATAGAACAGAGGCTACGCCTGTTTCATTTGAATTGCAGACCGCCCAAATTGCAGAATTTGGGGCGACTCTAAAATTTATGTAAGCATCCTTGGGAATGACGAAACCGTTTGTCGTGCTGACATTCGATCCGCCACAATACATCGGATGTGAACCCACATTGCGAAGGTGGACATCACGGTAAGCGCCGTAAGTTTGAATAATAAGAACCGAGGTTGAGGTAACTGTGGTCTGACCTGACGAGGCCATTTCTCTCCTTTAGTAAGACCCCGATGTTTTCAAATAAATCTATGTGGTCATCAATGGTGCGGATGACATCTTCGATTTCATAAATCATAAAAGGTTAACAAGACTTCGAGTTCGACCCGATGCAAGCTGAGTGTAAACCTGCGTTGTGGCAACCGACGAGTGGCGCATTAAGTCGCGCACAGCCAAAAGGTCTCCGCCGGACTTCTCAAGCATTGTGGTTGCAAAGTAATGACGGCAAGCGTGAAAGGTCTTGGTTTCAATGCCAAGGCGTTTCATTTCCTCAGAAGCCATCTTGGAAAGTTTGTTGCTTGTGACATTCCAAAGCCGACCGCTCGTGTTATAGGCAAGAATTAAATCTGCCACCTTCTGCGCCACCGGAACTGTTAAATCGGTGCCACCTTTGCCGGCAATTCTTAGAATGTAGCCATCGCTTCGTTCTTCAAGGTCGATGCCTCGAAGGTTGGCAACCTCCATCGCCCTGAGACCGGCAGAACAAGCAATGATGAACCAATCTCGCATCGGCTGATTGGCTTCGCTCATCACAAGCCTTGCTTCTCCTGGGCTTAGTGGGTGCGGTAGCCCGCGCCCTTTGCGCACCGGCGGGAGGTCTAGGTAGGCATTGTTCTCAATCATCTTCATCTTGTTCAGGCTTTTGAAGATGGATCGAAACCTTGCGGCGTAGGTGCCTCGCGTTGAAATGGCAGCAGGAACCGAGACGGCTCGTTGAATATCCTCGACGGTTGCGAGTTGTGGGTGAACACCCATTCGAAGAATGAGGTTCCAATCGTTGCGAAATAAAGCGTTTGAAAAGCCCTGCATCTCATAGCGAGCAGCGAGCTTTTCCTTGATGACTTCCATAGGTGTTAGTTCCATAGGGCAAGCCTAGCCTGACTTGTCAAGCACAATCGCACACGATTGTTCCAGGCAGGCAGTCTCGTAGCGGATAGTGCGCAGGCCACAGGCTTGAAATGGCAGGCTGCCTCTAGTGGTGGAATGACTTTATTATCAACCACTTCGATGAGTGGTGCTGCGACTACGGTGAGCGGCATTAGTGGAAGTTACAAAAAATTAGTTATTTATGTGGATAATTGGTATGCAAACGCTAACGCCGAACCTTCAATTTATTTGAACGGATTTAATTCCACAAGCGCCTATCGAGGTGTTCAATTTGGAATCAAAACGGCCACCTTGATTTCGCTTACTGCTTTATCTGCCACAAGCGGATTTAATGTTGCAACCGGATTTAGTAACATTGAAAATAGTCCGGCAGATAATTTTTTAATAGTAGAAATTGATGATTACGCAGATACAAGCCACAAAAAACCTATTAGATGGCAAATTGTCGCTAATGCTGGTGATGGCTCTATGTGTAATGCTATGGGATTTGGCACGAGCGTTGATGTTGGAGCAAGCGCGATAACCAGTTTTTCAATCAGTACGCCTTCAGGAACCTTCAGTGCTGGCGAAATCAGAATCTACGGAGTATCTTAAAATGACTAAAAAACCGATCATAAGAGAACATAATATCGAAACAAACGAGATTATCGATAGGGAAATGACCGAAAGTGAATTTTTAATTTATTCACAAAAACAAAATGAATTTGAACAAAAGAAAATTGAACAAGCCGAAGCCGAAGCCAAGCGCGAAGCGGCATTGGCGAAGTTGGCTGCTTTGGGTCTTGAGCCTGATGACCTCAAAGCATTAGGACTCTAAGATTAACCCTGCCCATCAAGGGCAGGGAACAATCTTGGGGAATTGTGCTAGAGACCAAGAGCCTTTAGGTCGTCAGGCTCAAGACCTAACGCAGCCAATTTTGCTAAAGCCGCTTCACGCTTGGCTTCGGCTTGCTCTTTTTTCTGCTGTACCCAATTTTGGTAATCATCGACCGCATCTAAAATCGTTTGGTCGCTTGGTTGTTCAATATCTTGGCTAATCCACTCAAGGCCAGTTAAATCTTCGCCGCGAATAACAAATTCAGCGTTTGGAACTAACCATTTGATAGTCTCACTTAATAAAATTCCTTGATTCATTATGCGCCTACTTCCAAAAGAGTTAAGGTAGCAATATGGGTCGAATATGGCATCGCTACTGTGGTGCTTGCGGTTGCTGCGGCTTGTTGCACTTTATAAGTTATTGCGGAAGTGGTGTTGGGCGAATCTAAATATGAATAACTAACAACAACCTGTACGCTTGAATTTTCTTCACCTGGGACATTGACTTGTTCTTGAATGGATGTTGAATCGCGCATTAATCGGAATTTTGCGTAAAGACTAGAACCAGCACCTGATAAATAACACCCAAGTGAATAAATTGCTAAAATTTTACTTCCTGTTGTCGCTGGAGTTATTGTTGCCGATAAACCTGTATCGGTGTAAGTAGTGCTAGAAACTGAAACTTGGGTCGAAGTAGTCGCTCCGACAACCTGCAAGATTTTACCCCCACTTGGTGGAGCCTGCCACTTCAAACCTGTGCTTGTAGAACTATCCGCTACGGAAATGACTGGAACAATCTCCGAGGATTGTGCTAGGAAAGCAGGAGCTTGGCTTCTTCGGCGGTAATTCCTAGGCGATCAAGCAGGGCTTGCTTTGCTAAAATTTTACTTGATTCTTCTTCGGCTTTCCAAGCATCAAATTGCTCAAAGCCAGCCTCGAATTCTTCTTTTGAGATTGGGTCACATTCGATAAATTGAATACCCTCGTATTCTTCTCCGTATAAAACCCATCCACCTTGGGGTAATAGAAACGATAAAACTTGCGCTGACTTATTCATTTATACTCCAATTTCCATAAGAATAATTGAACCTGTGTTTGAGTTATTTTGTACGAATACTGAACTTCCGCCACCTTCATTTCTAAATTCAAGTGTGTAAGTTGTTGAGGATGTCGTTGAAGGAGAATCAAGATAAATAGCCGAATATCCCGCAATCAACTCAAAACTTTGTCCATCTGGAAATAGTGCGTTTGTATGCGTTAAAACAGTAGTGGCATCGCGCTGTAATCTGAATGACGGCCTGTTGCCTGTCGTATTGCTTCTTCCTACCGTTGTATTACATAGAATTAAAACCTTCGAAGTGGTCGCTGAAGGCGTGATGCTGGTGAATAAACCAGTCGAAACAAATGTTGTGCTTGTGCTGTTTGCTTGTGTTGTGGTTGTGGCACTTACTACCTGCAACACTTTCCCACCACCGCCGGCAGCAGCCCACTTGAGTCCGGTCGTCTCTGAAGAGTCCGCTACGAGTGTGTGACCGTTTGTGCCTACGGCTAGGCGGGCAAAGGTATCTGCCCCAGTTCCAACAATTAGGTCACCTTTGGCATCAATCGCGGTCGCCATTGAGTTGGTGATTGTGACTGTGCCTGAAGTGCCTCCACCGCTAATGCCGGTGCCTGCGGTGACACCTTCGATGTCGCCTGAAGCCGGTGTTGCGAACTGATAAAAGACGGCTGCGCTGGCGCTGTTAAAATACAAAACCCCGCCTTGATATTGAGCCAAGACTAGAGAGCCGGAAGTGTTGACCGTCGCGGTGCCTGCCGTGACTGTGCAGGTTCCTGATCCGCGATTTTGAATGGTGACAATATCACCGGCCGCAAATAAACCTGTGTTGACGGTTATTGTCGTTGCGCCTGAAGCGTTCATTGCAACAACGGTTCCGGCATCTGCGGCGACAAGCACATAACTTGTCGTTTTTGCGGTCGTATCCCCACCGAGCATCGCTGTTTGTTGCAACGATGTCATTTGCGCGGCAGTTAACACCTGACCTGTTGTGAAGGTCTGTTTTGCCATCTCTTCTCCTTAGTAGCTCAGAGCATCCTCGTCGAGAACGCCCTCTGTTTGTGAATTTAAGATAAAACCGTCAATTAAAGCCTCGCCTGTGAATAGTGTAGTCGTCATTCGCCGGTTTGATAAATCGTGATTGATACCTTGCACCAATAAAGTGCGTTGAATCAAAGTCGCACCTGGCATCTCTTTGGTTATTTGAACGCAGTCAAGAAGATCGATGAGTAAGCCGGCTTCACAGAGAGCCACATCATCGCCATCGTTAATGTTCAACTGAATGCTATCAATGCGGGTTTCGGTGTCCTTGCGAGTGGCGAGCAATGCTTGAGCCTGACTTAAAGCCTCTGAATCGGTTTGAACTAGAATGTCTGAGCGAACACCTGACCGCTTGAAATAGGTGTCAATCGAGGTTTGGTCAAATACATTCTGAGCCGAACCGCCAAGGCGAGTGACGGTGACATCGTTAACGATTAGCGAATCATCAAATTTGGTCACCGCGTTAATGTAAGGAATATCTGTGCCTTGGTCTGAGAAGATATATTGAGGGCTGGCAAGAGCCTCGGTCAAACTAAAGCGATCGATAAAGGTGACACGGCCTTCGGCATCCATAAACAAGCCGCCAAACTCGCTCTGTTCTACGGTGCGAAGGGCATCAATGGTCGCCCTTGTCGTGCCAGGGTCGGCTTGAAGAGTGGTTTCGCCGGTGGCAATATCACGCAAAGCGGTTGGGAAAGAAATCTCATCCAAGATTGCATTGACTCTTGCACCTGATAATTGAACGCCGGCTCCGGTGATAGAAGCAATTTGAGCATTTTGAAAGAGCCTAAATCCATCAACACATTTGAGGACTACCTTGCTTACTTCATCAACTCCGAGAGCAAACTGTGTGTCATAGTCGGTGATAAAGCCGGAAAATAGATAATAACGCGTTGAATTGTAATCGGCATAAATTTGAATTTTGCGAAGTGGCTTAAGGTCACCATAGTAAGGCGAGGACACATTCTCAGGATTCCAATCGCCATTCTCATCATAGATTGTCACGCTTGCAGTTCCGGCTTCAAACTGAGCAAGGATGCGATTGCGACCTCTGCGAATTTGAGCTGTGACAATGATGTTGCTTATGTCAACAATGTTGACTGCCTGATCCTGTAACTGACCAAAACCTAAAACGCCATAAGTCGAATCATCAAGAATCAAACTGTTGCTTATAAAGGCAGGGCCATTTGTGAAGTCAACGATGGCTCCGAGGACTGGTGCGGCTGGCATCAGATTGAAAAGACATTGTAGGAGATGGCTTCACCTTGCTTTTGTCCTTGCAAGATGTTGTCGCGAATGGTGCTTGTCAGGTCGGCTTCGCTTGTGACATTGCCGGCGACATTTATGACAACATTGACAGATTCTCTTGTCGAACCAAAAGGCAAGCGACCGCCGAAGCCTCTGCTTTCAGGAGTTGCATCGAGGTAATCAAGGAATGACGAAATGCCTCCGCCTGTGGTGGTTCTAGTTTCAAAAACACCACCACCGACATCGGTGAAATTTAGTTGTGGATTGCTTAATAAATTGCTAAACCCTTCGACATACATTCTTGCATCATCGAATGCGCTTGCAGCAACGCCGGCTGGAACAATTAGAGGCTTTCCACTAGGACTAAAGATGACACCGCTTCCACGAGGAATGCCGCCGGTTGTGCCACCAGTTGTGCCTCCGGTTGTGCCACCTGTTGTGCCTCCGGTTGTGCCACCTGTTGTGCCACCGGTTCCGGCGGGTGCAGTTGGCCTCGGTGCATTAAGAGCGGCAAGGTAAGCATTGAGGGCAGCAAGCGCCCTCTTCCAAGCATCAGCAGCAGCATCACCAGGAAGCGCCCAAGATGGCGATAGGAATTTTTGAAGCGCAGTTCCGCCTTGAACTTCTTTGCCATAGGCGACAACTTCGGCGCGAGTCATATTCCACTTGCCCATCAACTTCTCAATTTCTGAGTCGTCGAGTTTTTCGTCTTTTAACGCACGAGTGAAATCAACATACTTTTGAGCTTCATTTTTCGTTAGGCCCCAAGCCATCAATAGTTTGATGATTGGGCCTTCATCGGTCTCGGTCGAATTCGCTGCATAAATGCGGGCGATGTATTCCATAACCTCGCCCTTGGTAATCTTCCACTTTTGGGCTAGGACTGAAACTTCTTCATCGCTGATAACTTGATCCGATAGAACCTGAAGTAAGTCTGCATAGCGTTGCGCTGCTTCATTAAGGCGCATTTGTGCCTCAAGATTGTCCATCATTGCTTTAACGCGAGCGGCTTCGGCGATGTTGTTTTGACGAATAAGATTTAAGCGAGCGGCTTCGAGTTGGATTGGGTCTTTTTCGCCTGTGGCAGTTATGCCAAACTCTTTCTTGAGTTTTGCCAAAGCCTTCTCGGTAGCAATCTGCTCTTTTGTTTTCTTTGTTGAATTCTGCGTAATTTTGACATTTTTCAAACCAGCAATGTTCGCAGCCGTGGTTGCTTTTTCAATGTTCTTAAGGTCTTTTAAGTGACCAATAACAGCCGCATCGTAAGTCTTGAGCGCAACGGTGTTATCTTCAAGACTGCCGGTGAATTTGTTGATGGCATACATCGCCGTTCCAGCAGCGACGGCAAAAGCCGCTAAACCTGCGGCAGCAGCAAGCGCCGAGGTTCCGCCAGTTGCGAGAGCCATGGCCGTGCCTGCGGCACCTGCCGCGACTGCTTGTTTTCTGAATAGTAGAGTTAGACCTTTGATACCAAGTGCAACAAGTTGAATTCCTGCTGCGACCTTAGCGCCAACAAACATTCCAAAGAGAAGAACAGATAAAGCTTTGACAACGCCAATGTTGTCTGCAATAACTTTGAACATCTTTGCAAGAGCTTTACCGGCTTGAATTGCGCCGGAAATCATACTCTGCAAACCTTCTGCAATTTCATCTTTATTTTGTGAGATAAATGCCTCAAGCATTGGCAGAACTTCATTGCGAATTGTGTCTGCAAATTCGCTCAAAACAGGAATTAAGGCATAGCCAAGTTGTTCAATAATTTCGCCGTAAGCAAGTTGTAGGCCACGCAATCTGCCTTCAAATGTATCGGCAGAGGCAGCGCCAGCGCCGGCAAATGTCTTTGAAAGCGAGTTGAGTGCAGCATTAAAATCTTTTGATTTGATAATGCCGTCATCGAGTGGAACATTAAGTTTGCGTAAAGCACCAATGTTGCCCTGGTAGGCTTTGACTAGGGCATTCGTTACGCTTGCCAAGTCACGGCCGGTGCCGGCTGCGACATCGATGGCCACATTTTGAATTGCTTGTGCTTGTCCTAGGTCGCGAGTTACCGCCGCCAAAGCCGCAAGCGATGGGCGAAGGTCATCGTCTGCAATGTTGAATTGAGCTTGCATCGCCGAGATATATCCCTCAGCAGCAGCAATGCTGGCATCGGTCGCTCCGGTTGTATTGCGAAGAGCATTAGCAAGAAGAACTTGTGATTTCTGATCCGCAATCGCCGCTTGAACTGCATCCTTACCAATCTTGATGGCAAGAGCGCCTGCGGCTGCGCCTGCGACGAGGAAAGCCTTGGCAATTTTCTTGCCTGCATCTGCAAAAGATTTCTCTAACTTATTGACATCTTTGACGGCTTGCTTTGAACCCTTGTCATTGTAAACCGTGATAATGCGTTCAATCAGAGCCATCGACTAAACCTCTTTCGCATTATTATCAAGTTTGATTTGTGTCTTCTTTATTATCTCGTTCATCGCTGCTCTAACGGCAACAAAAGCCTTAGTCTTATTATTATCAAAGGCACGAATCAATGCACGACCTTTATCATTGCCTCTGCCTGTGGCGGTCGGAATCACGCCATAATACTTTTCAATCGTCTGAATGAAATCTCTTGATGCATTCGGATTCTTTGATCGAGAAGCCCTTGTTCTGCTTCGGCTTGCTTTACTACCTCGACCGGCTGTTTCAAATATGGCACCGGCAGCATCTCGCTGAACCGCTCCATAATAGCCGACGAATCCTGCTGTGTTTCTTTTTGTCTTTGGCGTGACCGCTTTTATCCCTTGCTTGGCTCGCATTCCATCGTATGCAATGAAACCACGAGTTTGGTCGGGCGATAGAGGGCCAATTCCTGAAAATTTCTTAAAGCCACCCTTTTGCCATCCCGAAGGATGAATGTCACTAGTTCCAGGAAGATAACTTTGAGCCTCGACAACGATTGGGCGGATGATTGCCTTGATGTTTTTATCAAGTTCTTTTTTTAGCTCAGGCGCGATGAAACGAATCGTCTTAATGTCTTGTTCGACACCAATCAATTTGATTTCGTATTGAGGTGCGTTCATTTCTCTCGCGCCCTTGCCTTTTCTCTTAAATATGCAAAAACTGCCTCAAGAACGCCATCAGGCGCATCTAGCAGGTCATTCAAGGGCAGACCAGTCTCCACAGAAATAGCAGCGATTTGAAAAGCTAGGCTATCTCTGTGGACTCGGAAGAAGGGTCGGTCACAAGGGTAACTTCCTCAAGAGTGTCAAGGAAATCCGCGCCCCAAGGCTTTACAACCTTGCCATTATGCTTGAGAGCAAGAAAAGCAAGATAGTAAATGTGTTCCAATTTTTGCTCATCGGCAATTAATTTACCGAGGCCCTTCTGATACTTTGTTTCAAAGTCAACGATGATTCGAGGCCGCAAAGCGAATGTGGACTCGAAACCATCTGTTGTTTTTACTTTTATCTTTAGACCATCCATTGAGTTTCCCCCTTAGTTGTTTAGGATGTTGCTTTTGTTATAGCACCCGAAATCGGCCAAGTGACCGAGACGGTTGCCAATTCTCCAACTGCACCATTCACAGGTGTCCACTCGGTAATGAGTGCGTTGAAAGTATATTTTGGATTCGTGGTGCCAACTGTTGTGTTGACAGGGCGAATCTCCATTGCGACTGCAGTTCCAATCTTGGAATTTGCATCGCTTGGATAAACGAGTTGTTCAAGAGCGCCGGAGGCGAAATCCTGATGGAATTCGATAGAAATTGAATTATCTTGGAGACCCGCCACCCTAGTCCTTGCGGTGCTTCCAAACGCCGTCGTCTCAACGACATCTAGCGTTGTGGAAAGACTTACGCTTGAAACATAAGATGAAATGTCTGTGCTTGCAAATACTACATAAGCATTTGTGAGAACTAATTTAGCCATTGATTACGCCTTTGTTATTGCACCTGAAATTGGCCAGGTGACGGATGCGGTTGCAAGTTCTCCAACGGCACCATTCACAGGAGTCCATTCTGTAACAAGTGCGGTGAAGGTGTAACTTGGATTGGTTGTGGTTGTGCTTGAACCGTTTGCATTGATGATGACGGTTGTGGTTGTGCCAAGCAGAGGATAAATCGTCTGCTCAACTTCGCCCGTTGCGAAGTCCTGATGAAATTCCAAGGTCACAGAATTATCTGCTAATCCGGAAATTCTAGTTCTTGCTGCTGTTGAACCGAATGCGGTTGTTTCTACTGCATCGCGAGTGGTCGAGAGGGAGACCGATGAGATTGCATCTGAAAGGTCAACTCCACCAACGGACACATACGCATTTGTTAAGACAATTTTTGCCATTTACTTTGCGGCTCCTTCTTTGGTAATGGATGGGATGGTTGCGGATTTCTCCGACTTGATTTGGTTGCTTGCCAAGAGATGCTTGACATCGCCACCTTTTTCAAGAATTTCTTTTTCGGTGAGCGTGTCACCCTTTTTCTTGCCACAGACCTTTCGATCTGAAATTACTGTGTAGCTCATTGCTAACCCCAAATCGTTATTCTGTAACGGTAGGAAAGAAACTCAACTCCTTGCGATTCATAGGTTCCGGCTTCGGCTCCTGTAACTCGCAAAGTGTTGACGACTCCCCCAAGAGTGCGATCACCTTCAATGGCCGCTTTGATGGATGTGGCTCCCGACCCTGCTAGATAAGTGTCAAGGAGATTTTGTCCTGAGCGTTCTGAAAAGCGTTGCACAATCACAAGAACATCGACTTGCGCTTGGTCAAGACCGCGAGCATTATCGATGTCGAATGTGAAATCTAATTGGCCCACAACGGCTGCCGGTGGGGTTACGGTGTCGGGGATAAGGTCATAAGCACGAAGCCCTGAAATCGTCTCTAAACGCGTTTTAAGCCCATCTCTGACCTGACTTGGAATCATTAGTGAGCCAAGCCTTTATTGCGCTTGAATGGGCGGATTAAAGCCTCTACATCGGGATCGAGGCGACTCGTTAGGCGCACAGTTCCAAGTTCCGGCGTTCCTGCAATACCAAAAGGCGATTGCTTACGCACGAAGAGCCTTGAAGATTGAATTATGCAGGCTTGATTGATTTCGCTAGGCACGGCAGTCCAGCCAAAGACTCCCTTGATTCGAAGAGAGTTTGGAAGGTTCGTTGGGAAAACATAACGGTCAATGGCAACCAAGCGAGTGATAGGCCAACCGCGATTCGGGTTATTAATTGGCTCGGTGAAATAGTCTGAAGTCGCCCAAACTGTTGACCAGGTTTGGTCGAAATTATCATCGGTGGCAACTTCGCTGATGCTTACATTGTCGTCAATGTTGCAAGTCCACCAATCGAGGGGAGTGTAGTAATAGGTCGCAGGTGTTTGCGTGGTTCCACTACGATAAAAGAATCGGTCGGTGTAATCATCAATCATTCGACTTGAAGCGGTGATTGAGATTTCAAGCATCGTGTCATCTTGCGTGTCAGTTATGGCTAGAGATGCCTTAACTTCCGCGAGTGTCGCGTATCCGTTCGTTATTGCCACGCTTGATCCTCTTCTTTGATTTAGGCGCTGTCGCCCGCTCTAATTTTGGGAGTGCCGTCGCAGTTTCCTGCGCCGTTAATCTTTTCGGTTTTGCCATATATCGTTGTGAACTTCCTGCATCCAAAATGATTTTTGATGCGGCAAGATAACTGAGCTATTGACGGTGATGGGAACGCCCATCGAACGAAGTCTGCGACAAAAGAGCAGGTCTTCGCCTACCCAATCGCCATTTATCGGCCCATCCCAAAACCAGCACCAGTCTTTGCCCTGATTTGGATCGGCTTCATCGCGCATTCTTTGAAGGATGTCTCTGTGAACAAGTAAGCAACCAGTTCCAACGGCATCAACTTGAAAAACTGAACGCTTTGGATAATTGTAAAGAGGCTCAAAGCCGGTCTCTACTTCTTTGAAAATTGCGGGAACAGGCTTGGGATAAGGCGCATCTATCTGACCAAAACCTGCGAAGACAAGACCTGAAACAACAGGTCGGTCTTTATCGTGAGCGGTATCTATTAGAGCATCAAACTCCCTGATGCCAAGTTGCTCATCTGAGTCAATCATCAGAAGCCAATCGCTTTTTGTTTTATCTAGGAATTGGGTGACGACTCGATTTCTTTGTTTAGACAGAAGCCCTGAGCCTTTGATTCTAATAAATGACTCGAAGCGTTCGCCTCTGTTTTGCACTAACTGAATCAGCGTGAATGCAAAGGCTCCATTGACCATTCCTGGATCACAGACACCAACGCTGATTTTATGACTTGCTTTCATAGTTCCCCCGAACTTTGAGAGGTAAGAGAGCGAACAAGTCGGGGGAGTCTTGCCCGCTCTCTTACAGTATTGAGTTTTCCTTCGACTAGAAGGTTGGAGCAGTTAGACCAGTTCCAGAAATGATGGAATTTGCCTTTGGATAACGGCCTGCGGTGTAAGCAGCGTAACCATAAACAACGGTCTTGATTGTCAGGCTACCAGCGCCAGTCGCATCATAACGAAGAGCGAATGGTGAACCTGGTTGCTCCCATAGATGATTCTCGCCTGCGGTGATGCAATAGATTTCATCTTGGTTTGTGCCCGTTCCGTAAGTCGTGCCGATGTTTGCATCGGTGATGATTGGAAGACCGAGCATTTGATAGCCGGAGTTTCCGTAACCTGCAACGCCTGTTCCGCTTCCAACTGCGTTCATTGGCCCGCCTGCGGCTGGCACAACTAGTGGACGGTTCTGACCGTCAACTGCTGCAAGGAAGAATGCCAAACGGCGTGGGTGCATCAACCAATGTGTTGGATTGACGAACGCGTTTGTCTGAATCTGTTGAATTGCATCGGCGAGTTTTGGATAAAGAAGTGCAACTGTTGGAGCAGTTGAAGTGAAGCTAACTGCGTTTCCGCCTGCACCACGAAGACCTGTTGGTTCTCCGCTTGAGCCTGCGCCTGTGATGATTAGTTGATCGAGCTTTGTCTGCCAAGCACGAATCAAGTCAGCCACAACGAAAGCATCAATTCCTGATCCTCTTTCGATGGCCTGTCGAGATACATCCTGTTGGCCCGCAACTGTAACCACATCAATAGTTAACAGCGTGTCATCCATATCTGTCTCAGATACGCCGTTGTTTTGTGGGTCTTGTGCTGCTGCTGAAGAACCAGTTGTTCCACGAGAAATGTTTAGAGTCATTCCTGCTTGTGGAAGGGTGTGCTTTGTGGTTCCAAAGTCAGCATAGGGCCGACCGGCGCGAGCTAGCGGGGCCGCTAAATCGATGAGATACTGAGGAATTACGAGACCAGCGAATGCGGAAGTTCCAACATCGCGGCGCTCAATTTCCTCTTCGCGCTGATGGCGAGCGAGGCGCTCTTGTGCTGAATAGTCAGACTTAAACTGTGCATTGTAGGCATCCATGATGAATGAATTGCCGGATTCTGCGGTATAGGTGCGAGCTTCGCGTGTAACAGTTGTCACGGAAGGAGTCGCAACAGAAGCAACGCTCTTGCGAGCCTCTTCTGCCTTCTTGTCGGCTGCTGCTTGAGCAGTCAACTTTTCGATTTTGTCATCGAGTGTGCGTGATTCAGCGACGAGGGCATCAACCTTCTCGGTTTCCTCAGCAGTTAAATCGGTGCGGTTTTCCTTGGCTACTGCCTCAAGAACTGCATCCATTTCTGCCTTTACTGCATCACGGCGCTCAATTACTTTGTCAAGAAATGACATTTTATTTTTGCTCCTTGATAGATTGGTTTGAAAATCGAGGTGGTGGCAATGAGGTTCTCGGCGCTTTAAGGGTGAGATTCTTGCTCCGACTTCGTGAATCTGTCAGATGACTGACAGAAAACTAGAGATTGTTTCTTAATGCTTTGGCAAGACGAAGTGAAATCTTGCGGCTTGTAGATTCTTCCATTTCGACATCTTCTGAAGAATCAGGGCTTTCGGTGTCTAGGTCGTCACCGTCAACTTCGCTTTCTTCTTCCTCGCCATTTTCGCCAAGTAGAAGAGCCATCATTTGAACTGACTTCATAATGTATTCGTGACCTTCTTCTAGGTCATCAAAGATGCCTTTGAGGATAGCAAGGCTTTCGCCGGTAACTTCACGGCCTTCCTTGACTGCCTGAATTGCGCTCCTTAAAGCCTCACGAGCCATAACCGAGGTGGTTGGGTAAGCAGGATAAGTGACCATTGAAACATCACCATCGGCAAGAGAAACTTCTGTCAAGACTCGAACGCTTCTGTCATCATTCCATTTTTGACGAATGACACGGAAAGCGAAACTCATTTGATCCACATCGCCACGCTCAACAAGGGTGTAAATGTCGCGGGCTTCTTGTGTATTGGCTAACTCGGCCTCGAAGTAAAGACCTTTCTCATCCTCACGAAGAACAAGAGTGTTGTTCTTTGTGCGAGCGAGTGGCAAGCCTTCGTGGTTAATTAGCAAGCGAACATCAGGCGTTTCACTCAAAGTCTTGCGGAATGCGCCAGGTGCGATGCTCTCTCTAAAAGGTAGAGGAAGGCTTGGATCATTAAAGACCGCAGCATAACCGGCGAGTTTCATCGTTCCATCTTCGGAACGAACCTCGACATTGCGCACATTGTAGGTGCGGCGTTCAATTTTTTTCATCTTGCTCCTTGAATCTTCCTCAGCGTTAAGGGCATCAATTTTTCTTTGCGCCCAATTTTGCGCTCTGTCACTAAAGTTGGAATCCCCGCCCCACAAAAGCCAAGCCACTAAGCCTGCGCCTGGATATTGTGAATCAGATGGGTCGGAGTTCTTAGGTGCTTGACCGTCAACCTTATGACGAGCGAACCACGGTGCCATCTTTCGGACTTTGTTTTCACTTACTCGACCGGCAGCCATTTCACGAGCTTCTCGTTTTGTGCCTTCGGTCAGTCCATCTCCCCCAAAACCTTCACGCAAGTATTCAAGACCGCGAGCAGCGTTGTCGCGAATAAATTGCGGAACGGTCAAATCTACCTGTCGAACTTCTCCACCTGGCTCGATGCCTTCTTCGATTGATACGGCAATCATTTGGTCAATGGCATCTTGCTTGTTCTCGTGACAACCGATGGTTTCATAACCGCCGTCAGCATCTTCTTTAACAGTTGCCCAACCTTGGCAGTCGGATTGTTCGTTTGAGATGAAATAGGGCATCGGCTTTCCTAGATTAGAAGGAGAACTTCGTTGTCGTCTTCAAGAATTGAAAACTCAATGCGCGAGATGGCATTGGCTTTGATTCCTTTGAAGTTTGCCTGTGCCATTGCGGTTGCAATGATTGGCTTAACTTCAGGAATTTCAACCTGTGGAAAATTCGGTTGAACATAATTTGGCGAACCAATCTGACCGCTACCAAGTTCCGGTGTCGGCGGTGTCGGCGGTGTTGGGATTGTGTTCGCCTCTGCAACCAACGCACCGAAGGAGGATGTTGCGGTTGCGAAGGTCGTTCTGACTGCGGCTGCGGTAGCAGTCACTTCCCCAAGAAGTGCAGAGGCGACCACAAGATTTTCGACTTCGGCAGTTGCGCTTGCGCTTACGCTTCCGAAGTTTGATGATCCACTAGCAACAGGGCCGAGCAAGTCAACATCAAGTTCACCTGTGCCAAGAATCAATCCTGGCATATTAGCTCGCTATTGTTAGAGAAACCGTTAAAGAGCCACTAGGGATAACATAAGTATCGCCAGCAGTATAGGCATTGCCAGTAATGCTGCCACTAAATAAGAAATTGCCAGCACTAGCATTATCCCAAGCAGTAAAGAAAGTCGCATCTTGACTGCCCGAAATGTTTGTCCAAGTAATGTCAGCATCACTCGTAAGAGTGCCAGCAGAAGCCGCGCCGAATGAAGCAGACTTGCGGGTCGTTTCGGTCGCTGCGTTCGATGTTCCATTTGCGCCAGGGTCTCCGATGTGAAGTTTGATGTAAACAGTTCCCACAGAGAAACTTGAAGCATTCCCGACTGCATCAAGTAATTCATCCGCTAAGTATGAGGAAATTCCGGTCGCCATTATTCGTTGCCCTCCATAAACTCTTCAATGACTTCAACGATTCGACCAAGTTCATCGCGCTTGACGACTTTGCGAACTAACTTTCGTTCAATCGTATTGGTGACTTCTACTTTTGGAGCCTCCACATTTACAGTCGGAGCAGCAACTTCAACTTGAGGCGCTTCAACCATAACAACAGGTTGTTCAACATTTACATTCGGAGCAGAGACATTCACAGTCGGCTCAGGAACCTGAACAACCATTTGCGCATCTCTTCTCTCGCGAACATCATAAACCGCTTCAGGGTCGTTCGGATTAATTGTCGAAATCTGTTGTAGTTGTGACGAGGGCAATCCGGTGTGAGCCATAGCAGGCAAGCCAACGGCTGCAAGAACGGCAGCAGGATCGAAGCCAACTTGAACAAGTTGAGCAGCAATCTCGGTGCGTAATTTCAAGCCAACATCCTTGGCATCAGAAGCATCAATGTTCTGCAATGGAACACGGAATTGGTCGCCGGCTTCGCCAAGCGGTGCCAAATCTTCAACCGAGCGAACATCATTAAGGCTCAAGAATCCTTCACGAAGTCCTTTTGTGTAAGCCTCATAACGCTCAAGAGTTGTGCCACGAAGAAGAGCATCAAGGTTGAACTTAATGAAGCCATCAGATTCAGGAAGCAATCCTGATAGAGCTTGCTCTAGGCGCTCAAGTAATGGGCGAAGAGAGTGTTGAACGAATGACAAGTTCTGTGCTTCAACAGAAGCAAAACTCATCGCACCTGATACTGGATGACCTAGTAGAGATAAAGGAACGCGGAAGAGTCGCGCAATCTCTTCCACATTAAATTTGCGAGTATCTAACAACTGAGCATCTTGAGCATTTAGTTGCAAAGGCTTAAAGGTTGCGCCACCTGTCAAGATGCCAATTCTTCCAGCACGACCAGGGCCGGCGTGAGAGATATTCCAATCACGGCCAAGGTCTGCGGCTTGCTCTTGTGTCAGTTCGGTTGGAATCTCAATGATTCCGCCAGGGTTAGCAGCGTTGCCAAAATAAGAAGCAGCATAAACATCAGAAGCCATCGCAGCGCCAAGAGTTGTTCTAGCAGCACCTATCGGGCCAAGTCCATAATGTTCACCAGGAAGGCGAAACATTGGAATATGTAGAACATCGTTCTTTGTAAGTTTTTCAACATACATTTGGCCTGCATCATAAACAGTCACTTCATACTCAATGGGAGCATTAGGCGTAGGGCGATTGATGCGAACGCGCTCAGGGTTTAGGCAATAAAGCTCAATAACTTCGCCGATGTTGTCACGCACAGTCAGAATGTAAGCGTTGCCGTGAATGTTAAGTGATGAAATGACTTGCTCTAGGAATTCAAGACGAGTCGCATCAGGATTTGGTTTGTTAACCCACTCAGGGATTGATCCATAAACGGCAGCATAAGAAATGCGATTGCGACCGCGACGAACATAAGCGCCCATTGGTAGCGAGGCAATCGTGTCACCAAGCAGACGAACACAGGCATAAACCGTTGACATCCGAATAGCAGTTTCAGGAGTTACTTCAACGCCTGCCGGCATCATATAAGCAGGGCGACCAGGAATGAGAGGTTGTAACCATTGCTCGCCGGTCTGTGGTTGATTTCGTCTCTCAGAGAAAGACCTAATGCGCTTTGATAATGACATCAGTTGCCTTTCTCAGTTGCCCAAATAAAAAATCCGCCAAGCACGATGAGTGCAAAGGCAGGTGATAACATCCAAACGCCTGAAGTTACTAATGCAACCCCAACTGCGCCAATGACGGCGGAGATGTCAAACTTCATTCATTCTCCTAGACTTGAATTGAGTAGAACCGAGGCGCTGGCGCTTTAGGCGGTGCGGGTTGTGTTGCCCTGTCATAGCCAAAGATTGCAGCGACGGCGGCATCCACCTTACGCCTTGCCGATGCCTTCGCCACCATCACTCCACGACTTGATTGTTTCGTGACACAGTTGGCGACATGGCGAGCTAGTCTTTCATCTCCATCGTGTGTGAAGGATTGATTGACGACGGCTTCGTAAAATTTTTGAGTTGCAGGAACCATTCGCTCTGCGCTGTTGGGATATGCCACCACCGGCAAGCCTTCTTCGTCGAGAACCATAAATGTTCGGTTCCATCTTGCGGGATCGAAAACAATCTCTCTGACAGAGAAGCGACTATCACGACAAAAGTTGACGATTTTGGCTTCGACTTCCGCGACCGGAACGAACCACGATGAATCTGCATCTTGTGGCTTCTCCCAAAGTCCTGCAACGAATAAGTGAGGTTTGTCTGCGCCTAGGGCGAAGCCAACAAGAGCAGTCGAATCATTACTGAACGCACCGTCAAAGGCAAGCACTACATCTTCGCCAGGAATGAACTCGCGTTCTTTATCTTCTAATTGTTCCCAAGCTCCATTCGGAAGCCAAGCGACAGAAGTTGAAACGAATGTGTTGCATCGCTTTGTTCTAAATTCTGCTTCAGGTGTGCGAAGAACTGCGCTTCTGAAATCTTCAACATCAACAATGTCACCAAGACCAGGATTGCCTTCTGCCCAAGAATCTTCGTCACGGTGATTGAAATCTAATTTAGTCGGTTCCCACCAAGCAAAGAAAAATGATGGATCATCTAATTCGCCTTTGACAATGCGCTGTCCGTATTGATAGAGCGAATAGCAAAGTGAATCTTGCCCACCGGCACTCGCTTTGACTCCGGCTGTTGTTATTCCAAAGAGCAAACTGTCAGCGCGAGCGCCACCGGCGAGTGAAAGCGTATTCCATAAATCCCAACTAGGTTGAGCGTGGACTTCATCAAAGATAACTAAAGGCGAAGGATTCAAACCTTCTTTTGTGTAAGCCTCGGCAGATAAAACGCGATAGACAGATGACTTGTCTTTGTATTCAATGGCATCGCGGTAAAGAGTGAACATTGATGAAAGTTCTTCATCTAATTCAATCATTCGCTTCGCGGTGCCGAAAACTATTTTTGCTTGATCCTTGTCAGCAGCGCACGAATAAATTTCTGAGCCGTTTCCGCCAAGAGTAAGACCGGCCAAACCCATAGAAGCAGCAAGAGCCGACTTTCCGTTTTTTCTGGCCATTCCCACCAGCGCGGTTCGATGTTTGAATCTTCCATCTTCCCTCCGAGCAAGTGCGTGTGACAATAACTCTTTCTGCCAATCTCGCAGAATCAGAAGTTTTCCGGCAGGAGAAGCGACGGAATCTTTCGTTACTCGACAGACGGCTTCGGCAAACTTTGAATAAATGTCGCCATCGCCCCTGTCACGGTCTTCCTGTGGAACTGGTGTGAGCCAACGCGGAGGCCAGGATTTAGGATGAGACATTCTTTTGCGCAAGAAGCTCTTGAATCTTTGAACGAGCCTTCACTTCCGCAACCCCCAGTTTTGAGCGGTCAACCGGAGTAAGTCCGAGTTGACACAACAATTTGAAAATCTCTGTTTCTATTGTAGAGAGCATTCCAAACAAAGGATTTGCATAGGCATAGCCTTTGTCGGTGTAAAGCACGAACTGGCTTTTCTTCATTTCTTTTTTGAGTTGCTCTTGACGGCTCATCTTCTCGACTAGCGAGGTGAGCAAAGGTTCATCAGTCACCGCAATCCAAGGAGCCATTGCACGAACTTCGATCCATCGCGCTTTTTGTTTCTTGCTTAAATGCGCAGGAGGTTCACTCGATGAACTCGGCAAAGCAATTAGGTTCTTTGGATCAGGCAAAGGTCTGCTTCCTGGGTTGCCAAGCATTCGTTTTAGTTCGTTCGGTTTTGGTGCCGGCCCTGGCATAAATTTATTTTGTCCTTGACTTCATTTGTGTTATTCCCCCCAAGGGTGTAACTTGCAGAGAGATACAC